AGAACATTCTAACCATCAATGACTTACCTCTCCAAGTAAGAATCACTGCAACTAAATTGCCAGTTCTTGCTTTCATTCTTACTGCTTCACTCACATCACCAGAATCTTCAGAATCATCATCATCGTCATCATCAGAAGTCATTCTATCCCAAACTTTTCCACCATACTTACACTCATCTCTACGTTCTTCTTTTTTGCACTTTTTACAATATTTTTTTTCTCCTTTGTGATCACTTTCTTCAAGATCTTCGTGCGCTTCTTCAGAATCTTCCCATTTTTCTACATCACCTTTTTCACAAACACACTCTCTATGACCACATTCTCCACAAGCACCTTGCTCGGAGATCATTGGTTCTGGTTTGATCAGGTCAACTACCTGATACATTTCATTACCTTTTGCATCTTGAATAGAAATATCTTCATTGAGATCGATTTCTGAAAGAATCTGATCTACAAGAGATAAACTTTCTCCTGCTAGTTTTGGCCCCTTTGCTTTACTTCTAGCAACTTCTGCTTCATTCTCATTGGGGGATTTTGTCATGTTTCGGATCTTTGCTGCTTTTTTTGCAGCATTATGATCATCTTTATTAATTGAAAAACTGACAGACATTTTTATAAGTTACTACTTTATATTCTTATTTAGTATCTGTCTTGTTTTTCTGCTGCTTCATTGCCTTCACTAAGTCTGCAGTTGACCCTATGAACAATGCATTTGTAACATTTGAAGGTCCTGTATCTTTAATTTCTTCGATATCTTTCAACTTTTTCTGAATATCTAAAAGTTTTTCTGCCGCATCTGCAACAGTTTTAATAAGTTGCCCAGTGACTTCGTATGCTCTTGGAGATTCAGTTTCTTGTGCCATCTCCAAAGCGTCATTAATTGCTTCCTGACCCTTTTCAACAATCGAGTATATATTTGCTCTACTGTATTGGTAATCTTTTCTTATATCCTTCTTAATATTTATTTCTTCATCTTCAACTTTAACAGGGCTTAAAGATTCTACCTCAACTTCATGAGTAATCTCAGTACTTTCTATATTAAAAGTTTTATCTAGTTCGTTGTTATTCATAAGATTTAAAATGGTTCCCTATCAACTCCAAATGGATCACCTGGTTCTATTAAATCATTATCTGCATCAACAACTTTGTAAACCGGAGAACCCGAAACATGAAGTTCCGATCTTGTAGTGAAACTTGCTCTTAATACAGTTACATAGTTATCAGGTTCATTTATATAGGTAATAATTAGTGACTCATCTCCAATACCTAGTATTGTATCGGTCGTTAACCCTTCTACAGTATCAAGATAAGCAACAGTATCCTCAAGTTTAAGATCTTTTACTAACTTTCCTTGAACTGTTTTACTGTAAGGTATTACTGCTGTTGGTTTTGCTACTATTGTTATATCTCTAAAGATTGCATCTGGATCGAAAGGATGGGCAGTACTCCCAGCAAGGAATCCAATATACACTTCTCTAATAATACTATCAGTAATCTTTTGTTGGGGACCAAATAGATAAAGTTTTGCAGTAAAGTTGAGTGTATATATTAGTGTTCTTCTAGATTCATAATTTCCTTCATAATCATCTTGAATTTGCAATCCATCTAACTGAAAAGGAACATCTTTTAATTCTTCTATTCCTGTATATTTTATAGTTACTGTATATGCAGGTTGAAAATATGGCAATATTTGTTCTATTATTTGCCAGGCATCTTTTTCCAACTTTGTCATAATATTAAGTTGGATTGACATATTATATGGAACCGGCATATATGATCTAACGCAACCAAGGGGATTATCCGGATCAGTTACCGTAAAGTATTCGGTTGTAACTGCTTTTCTTTCTGGGTCATACGTTAAACCATTATATTCAAATGACATCATTGGTAATGTAATTTGAACTGGATTATTCAGATCATTAGGTGCTTCTTCTATTCTTGCTAAAAATTTTGCACGGGGACCATATCTAATCGGAACTTTATTATTTTTAGTCACGACATTATCTGCATCAGTTTCTCTGATGTAAATGTTATTAAACAAAGTTGCAAATGCTACTATTGTTTTTCTTATATTTTCGTGGTAATAATATCCAAACATTTACGGAATACCAAATGGATTAGTTTCTGATTGATCTAGTATTTCAGCACCCTCAGTTTGTATATCTAAATTATCACCTTGCTTATCTTCCTCGTTTTCTGGAGTACTTAAGGGAGTAAAAGATTGAGAATCTTCTAGATTATCTGTATTTATTATTCTGACTGGATATCTTGCACCTGACTCTTGTCCAACAAGAATATCTCCTGCAACAAAAGTTCCACTGAGAGATCCCACTTCAAGAATATAAGACTTTACATTCCATCTCTTGACTCTTGCAGTTGTACTACTTATTGTTCCTACGATTACTTCATTAAATCTATACGTTCCTATTCCCGCATCAACTGGATCACTGATCACCATAGTTGGAGCAGACTGATATCCAGATCCTGCATCTGTTATGTAAATAGCACTGATTGCTCCAGTAGGAGTAAGTCTAACAGTAGCAGCTGCAGATACAGTTGGATTTCCTCCAACAAATGTAACCGATGGTCTATTGACATATCCAGACCCTGGATTTGTTATCGTTACTATACCAACAACACCATATCCTATCGATGCAATACCAGTTGCACCTCTACCTCCACCGCCAGAAATAGAGACTGATGGTATTACATCAATTGTGTCAAGAGAAGATGAATCTGTCTCTATTGTGTCAGTATATCCACAACCTGGGTTAATTAAGTTTATTTCACTTACTTTCGATAAATTTGGATTTGGTTCACAGAAATCTGGAAGATTCTTTTGTAAAATTGCTGTTCCTATAGCAGTGATTCCTCCATAATATGGTTCTGATATTGAAACTGATGGATTTGAGGTGTACCCATGTCCCATGTTTGTTACTTCAATAAATCTAATACCACCAGAAGCACAATAACTCGTGACTGCTTCGGCAGTAATTCCAGCTCCAACCATTTGTAATGTTTGGATATATGATTGATCAATTAAGTTATCATCAATGTAATCTATTCCAGTATCAAGAACCTCCCCAGACTCTGGTCTGTAAAGTTCACATCTAAGTTCATAGACATAGTTCTTTCTGAGTTGATAAAATGGTTTTTCATGCTCAACAAACTTAATCTCAAATAATCTATCTCCCAATGGGAACCAAATCAAATCTCCTTCTTTTGGTCTATCGGAAACTTTTATATCTGGAAGATTTTTAATCAATGGTGTGATATATGTTTCAAATCTTTCCCTAGAAATAACCAAAGTCAAATCATCCATGTCTTGGAGACCAAACTTTGATAGTATAGTTCCTTGTCCCCCATATCCTTCATAATCACTTACATATGCTTCAATAGGATATGCATTTTCAAATTCCGAATCTACAACTTCTCTAATAATACTATCTTCTTTTAAGAAAAATCTTGGTATAAAATATACTTCAACACCATACATCCTCAACTGTTCGTTGACTAAATCCTGAATAAGACCCTGCTCTGATTTGCTGCCGTTGAGAAAAAATGGATTTAACATATCATCCTATCATGTCTAGTGGTGGAAGTTCATATGTAGAAGACATCTTGTCCATAAGAGTATCTATTTCACGTTGAGCATCTTCATAAAGAGTTCTTCCGTTAAACTCAAGACCACCCGGAAGTCTAACTCCTTGAAACTTAATGAGATTCTGTCCCCATTGACGCTTTATTAATGAAGTCGCATATTGCTTTAAAAAATTATCATTCCAAACTAATGAATAATCTGTGGGATTCATCAACCTATCGCAATCAATAATTAAGTAGTTTCCTGCAGAAAGTTGGTTATAGTCAACATCCAAATATAATCTGCCTTGTCTTTTATTAAAACGAATCTGTTTTTGAGTCGTAAGAAGAAAATCGATATCGGAAAGATATGATTTTGTCATTGCATATGTTAAAAGATCTAGAGAACCCCAATGATAAACATCATTTAAAAATAACTGATATTTAACACTGAACATTCCTGAAGATATGGAGTTTTCACCTTCAAACTTAAATATTCTTCTTACACCTAAAACATGGGAAGGTAAAGGAATATAATTTGAGTTTTCATGATAGTCATATGTGCTTTCTGAATATGTTGATATTCCTACACCAGAAGGTGGTCTTGCTAAACCCCTATTAATATCATCCTGTGTTACTTGGTATTTCAAAAATGTTGAGTATGAACCGTCATAACATCTTTCATTAAACAGTTGTAAAGCATCATCTACAAGATCCTCGATCTGCTCCTCAGCAACATTGATTTCAAGAACAGGAGCACCAAGTTTTCTCAAACAATAATCAATAAATTCTTGTCTTGTAGATGGTTGTGCCATGTGCTTTTATGGTTCTTATACTACTATTTATTTTGTGATAAAGATCTCAACAAGTCCTTAATTTCATTTATATCATTTTTTATGCCATTGAGCTCTTTTTCAATAGACTCTGCTTTTTTTCTTTCAGACAGTATTTTTCTGGAATTAATAATATAAGATTGATATTCAGAGTTATTCACGTTAATAATAGCTCCCGTTTCCCTTTCTCTTACGAGATTTGAATTTCCCTCAACTTTACTAAAAATCTCATCATCATTGTAGTATTCATCTAAATCATCTATTTCCATTTTTTTATTATAATGAAGG